TAATTCCAAATTATCTTGGAGAATCTTTTTTAAAAATTGCAACTCATCTTTCATACAAACCAAACTTTGTGAACTATATGTTCAGAGAGGATATGATTTCTGATGGAATTGAAAATTGCGTTCAGTACATTCATAATTTTGATCCAGAAAAATCTAAAAATCCTTTTGCATATTTTACTCAAGTTATTCACTATGCATTCTTGAGAAGAATTCAAAAAGAAAAAAAACAACTAGAAATTAAAACAAAAATTATTGAAAAGACTGGATATGATGAGGTCATGATGGTTGATGATAGCTTGCTTTCTGGTAGTAGTTCAGAGTATAATAGTATCAAGGACGCCATTCAGTACCGAAATAACAATCGATGAAAGTTGCTATTATTACAGATACACATTATGGGGCACGAAAGGGTTCCAAGTATCTGCATGATTATTTTGAACTCTTCTATAAGAATGTATTTTTCCCTGCACTGGAGGAGCACGGAATTGATACTGTGATTCATATGGGAGATGTTTTCGATAGTCGCAAGTCTATTGATTATCAGAGTTTTGAATGGGCAAAGAGAGTTGTATTTGAACCTCTGAAAAAATATAATGTTCATGCAATTGTCGGTAATCATGATTGTTATTATAAAAATACTAATGATACAAATTCTCCTCAACTTTTACTTCAATCATATCCTAACGTTAAAACCTATCAGGAAATAACGGAAGCACAGATAGGTAATTTACAAGTATTGTTTATTCCTTGGATAAATGCAGAAAATTTTGAAAGTAGTGTCAACACTATTAAAGTATCAAATAGCAAGTGCGCGATGGGGCATCTTGAACTCAATGGATTTAGAGCGCATCGCGGTCACACCATGGAAGAAGGTATGGACAGCACACTATTTGAGAAGTTCGACAGGACATTTTCGGGTCATTACCATACACGATCAGACAATGGAAAAATCTTCTACTTAGGAAATCCATATGAGATGTTCTGGAATGATGTAAATGATTCTAGAGGATTTGCAATTTTTGATACAGAAACTCTTGAACATTACCATATAGATAATCCATATCGACTTTTTTATAATATCTATTATGAAGATACTCCATATCAGACATTCGACTTTTCAGAATATGAAAGTAAAATTGTAAAAGTTATTGTTAGGAAAAAAACAAAACCAAAACTATTTGAAAAGTTCCTTGATAAACTTTATTCTGTAGGAGTTCAAGATCTTAAAATTGTAGAAAATTTTGATATTCAGGAGAGTGAAGATTTTGAAGTTACTGAAGAAGAAAGCACAATGTCTATTTTAAATAGATATATTGATGAATCAGAATTTGAATTGGATAAAAATATAATCAAAGGTATATTTCAAAATTTATATCAACAAGCCTGTGAAGTAGAGTAATATGTTTGTTCTTACACTTAAAAATCAAGAAGATGGTGCCTATGCCGTTCAGGATCGATATGGGCATAAGGTTTTATTTTTATTTGAAGAGGAGGATGATGCCGAAAGATATGCTATGATGCTAGAGGAGCAAGAAGATGAAGAAATGGCAATTGTTGAAGTTGACGATGATCTTGCTATAAAAACTTGTAAACTGCATGAATATAAGTATGCGGTTATTACACCAAATGATATTGTGATTCCCCCAAAGTCTAAAAATGATTGAGTTTAAAAAAATTCGTTGGAAAAATTTTCTCTCTACAGGTAACCAATTTACAGAAGTTTCTTTGAGTGATCATAATACCAATTTAATTATTGGAACAAATGGTGCCGGAAAATCTACTCTTCTGGATGCACTGACATTTGGTTTGTTCAATAAACCTTTTCGTAAAATTAATAAACCACAACTTGCAAATACAATCAATGAAAAAGATTGTCTTGTAGAAGTTGAATTTAATGTTAATGGTAGAGAATATCTTGTTCGTAGGGGAATCAAACCCAATGTGTTTGATATACAAGTAAACGGAAATACATTACACAAAGAATCTGATGATCGTGCTAATCAAAAAATTCTTGAAGAAAATGTTTTAAAATTAAATTACAAATCTTTTACTCAAATTGTTATTTTGGGTAGTAGCACCTTTGTTCCTTTTATGCAATTGACTACTACTAATCGTCGTGAGGTAATTGAGGACTTGTTAGATATCCGTATCTTCTCTGCGATGAGTAATCTTTTGAGAGATAATATGCGGGAAAGAAAAGATCAGATAAAATCATTAGACTTAAAAAAATCTAATCTCAAAGATAAGATTGATATGCAGCAGAAGTTTATTGAGGAACTTGAGAATCGGGGGAATGCAAATATTCAATCTAACAATAATAAAATTGGTAAGTTGGATACCGAGGTTGTTTCTTATATGAAAGAAAATGCTTTTCTTGAAGAAGACATTTTTAAATATATGAAAGAACAGGAGGAAGTTACTGGTGCCGGTAATAAGTTAGTAAAATTAAATAACTTAAAAGGTAAACTCTCACAAAAAGTAGGGACGATTACTAAAGAACATAAGTTCTTCACTGAGAATACGGTTTGTCCTACCTGTCAGCAGGATATTGAAGAAGAGTTTCGTGTAAATAGAATTGATGATGCTCAGAAAAAAGCAAAAGAACTCAAAAAGGGTTATGAAGAACTTGAACAGACAATTAAATCTGAACAAGAAAGAGAGTGTCAATTCAATTTACTTTCCAAGGAGATTACAAAACTAACGCATGGCATTTCTCAGAACAATACTAAGATCAGTTTTAATCAGAGACAGATCAGAGATCTTGAATCGGAAATTCAAACTATTACCGGTAACCTACAAAACAGAAATACTGAAAATGAGAAATTAGAAGAGTTTAGAGGAAGTCTTCAGAAAGTATTTGAAAACCTATCATCAAAAAGAGAAGAGTTAATTCATTATGATTTTGCTTATTCTCTTTTAAGGGATGATGGTGTAAAAACAAAAATCATTAAAAAGTATCTTCCGTTTATTAATCAACAGATAAACAGATATCTTCAACTGATGGATTTTTACATCAATTTTAAACTTGATGGTGAATTTAATGAGACTGTAGAATCTCCCATACATGAAAAGTTTTCTTATTCATCTTTTAGTGAAGGTGAGAAAATGAGAATTGATCTTGCACTTTTATTTACATGGAGAGAAGTTGCACGAGTTAAGAACTCTGTGAACACTAATCTTTTAATTATGGACGAAGTGTTTGACTCTTCACTTGATGGATTTGGAACAGAAGAGTTTCTTAAAATTATTCGTTTTATTATTAAAGATGCAAACATATTTGTAATCTCTCACAAATCTGGATTGGAAGATAAGTTTGCTAATGTCATCAAATTTGACAAAGTAAGAGGATTTAGTAGAATGATCTAAATACCACAAGTAGTATAATACATATGCTTTCAACAAAATATCGTCTTCGTTTAGAGTTCATTTGTAAATGTATTGCGAACGGAGAAGATGTAAAACTTGAAGATATGATATGGGCGGATAAACTTGCTAAATCAAATACCACCGCCAGTGAATGGTTAAAGAAAGCAAGGAGACAATCTGCTCAGGATATCCAAGAGGGCAGTATGGACGATTTTATGAATAGGATGGGATTAGGTGATCCCGACCCATCCAACTATAGGAAGGGATTTGATTCTGCGGAAGAAATTGTGGATTGGTTTAAACAAGAACGTAGTGATGACTGGAGGCAACGTGACTGATGAATGGAGAAGGGCAACTAACAAAGTTATTGCTCGCACTTTAACTGAAAATATTGCATCTTTATTGGGTGCAGAAATTCAATATTCTACAATATTTGATAGTAATGATGTAACTAAAAAGAAAATAACAATCACATATCAGGAGAAAAAATAATGGGTCCTGTAGTTTTATACACAAATGGAAGTCAAGAGTGTGATCGTGCCAAAACACTTTTAGAAACACTCAAAGTTCAAATACAAGAATATAAATTAGATCAACATTTTACTCAAAAATCCTTTACTTCTGAATTTGGTGACGAAGCAGAGTATCCACAAGTTTCTATTGGGTATAAACATATTGGTGGATTAAAGGATACATTACACTATATGAAAGATAATGGTTTGCTTGGGGACAGTTGAAGAACTGTCATACAACCTCTTTGAGATGAAAGGTTTTATACTATACTAGATTCATCTGAAAAGAACTGATGGCAGTCTCTCACGAAATTAAGTCTCAACTTGCCAAACTGCTTGCTACCGAAGACTTGATGGTGGAGCACAAGAAAGTGGAGACAGCTTGCTTTAATGTCCACACACGGGTTCTGACACTTCCTATGTGGGAGAAGGCAAGTAATGAAGTTTATGATATGCTTGTAGGTCATGAAGTTGGTCATGCTCTCTATACTCCTGATGAGAATTGGATTAAAGATCGTAAGATTCCACCTCAATTTGTTAACATTGTCGAAGATGTTCGCATTGAGAAATTGATGAAACGTCGTTATGCTGGAATCAGCAAAACTTTTTATCGTGGATACAAAGAACTTTCTGAAGAAGATTTTTTTGGTATTGAGTCTGAAGATGTTTCTAAAATGAATCTTGCAGACAGAATAAATCTTTATTTTAAGATCGGCAATTTCTGTGATATTTCTTTTAGAGAATATGATGAGATGCCTATTGTCCGCATGATTGATGGTTGTGAGACATTTGATGATGCACTGTTTGCCGCAGAAGTACTTTATAAGTTTTGTAAAAAAGAACAACCAGAACAACCAGAAACAAACACCCCCCAAAATCAAAATGGTGAAGAGGGTGAAAGTGAAAATACATCCAGTGAACAATCTGAGCAGCAAACTGGTTATTCTGATCCTGAAAATCAAACAGACGAAGGTAGTTCTAAAGAATCTGAAGTAAGTAATTCTTCTGGTAATACAGGTGGTGATGAAGCAGAACCTGAAGTTAAAACTATGGATAATCTTGAAGAATCTTTAAAAGATTTGATTGATGAGATGGGTCAAGAGACTGCATATTATGAAATTCCTAAAGTAAATATTGAAAATATTATTATTTCAAATAAAGAAATTCATGACAAATGTGATGAGTCATGGTCGGGTAATACATCTGAAAATTTTGAATGGGTAGATGCAAAGTACAATGAATTCAAACGATCAACACAAAAAGAAGTCAACTACCTCGTCAAAGAGTTCGAGTGCCGTAAGTCCGCAGACTCTTACGCTCGTGCTACTACTAGTAGGACTGGAATTCTTGATACGGGCAAACTACACACTTATCGATACAATGAAGACTTATTCAAAAAAGTATCGATAATTCCTGATGGTAAAAATCACGGACTTGTTTTTGTCTTAGATTGGTCTGGGTCTATGGCTGATGTCATGCTTGATACAGTCAAACAACTTTTTAATCTTGTTTGGTTCTGTAAAAAAACCAATATTCCTTTCGATGTCTATGCTTTTACAAATGATTATCCAAATCAAAAATACATTGATGACCCAAAGTCATGTTCAGAATATCGTTTGGGTGTATTCTCTATAGGTAGGATGTTTTCTTTGATGAACATTCTTACTAGCAAGACAAATTCTAGAGAACTTGAAAAACAAATGAAAAATATTTTTCGTATTGTGTATAATTTTAGAATTTATGCCACCTATCATATTCCTATTGGTATGGGTTTGTCTGGGACTCCTTTGAATGAAAGTCTTATGTGTTTGCATGAGATTTTGCCTAAGTTCAAAAGAGAAAACAAACTTCAAAAAGTTCAGTGTGTAATTTTGACTGATGGTGAGGGAGCACCTTTGAAATGTTACAAGGAAGTTCAACGTCCTTGGGAAGAAAAATCTAGAATTTGTGAAATGTGGCCGTCCGAAAATTCTTTCCTTCGTGATCGCAAGACAGGAAATACTTACAAACTAAGTGATACATATAACCACTATGCTAACTTCACAACCGTTCTACTCAACAATCTTCGTGACCGATTGACTGATGTGAACTTTATTGGTATTCGTATTCTTCCTCCTAGAGAAATTAGTTCTTTTATTGCATACTCTAAAAACTATTCTGAGAGAGATGAACTTGCTAAAATTTGGAAAAAAGAGAAATCAATTTCTCTAACTAATGCTGGTTATCACAAATACTTTGGTATTTCTGCCACGGCAATTTCTAATAATTCTGAGTTCTCTGTTAATGATTTTGCCACTAAATCTCAGATTAAAAGTGCATTTGCAAAAAGTCTAAAATCTAAAAAGATGAATAAGAAAATTCTTGGTGAATTTGTAGAACTTATTGCATGATAAATATTTTTATAGTCATAGGTAAAACAAATGTCTAGATTTGGAGATTTATTAGGTGGAAAAAAACCATCAGCTGCTCCTGCACCTGAACCTGTTGTAGAAGAAGTTTTTATTACTCCCGAAGAGGAAGTTCTTACTGAGGCAAGTCCTTTAGAAGAAATGAATAAAAATGAACTTGAAACATATGGAAGAGAACTGGGAGTAGAACTTGACAGAAGGCATAGTAGGAAAAAATTGATTAGTGAAATTAAAGAGGTACTGGACAATTCCTAAACTGTCCACTCAATATTGAATTTGTCCCAATTCATACTATAATAACTTCAGTTGAAACAAACGACCTACATCATGCCTCTGTCTTCTGATTACGTCCGGACCTCCCTTCAAGGACTTTACGGCAACTCAATTACAAGTGGTGATATTCGTGCTTGGTGTGCGATGAATAGTGGCAATTATCAAACCATTACTAAAAAACTTGATCAATATAAAACTGGTCGTGGCAAATGGAATCTAGAAGTTACGCAAGAAAAGGTAGAGCAAATCGAAAAAACTTATCAGGCACCTTCTGCACTGCCTGCGATTGAGCAAAATCTTATTCCTCAAAAAGATGATACCTTCGTCCGCTTTGGTAACTTCGGTGATCTTAAAAAAATTATTCAG